CAGCAGTAACACCTGCTGTTACACCTACTGTAACACCTGCTGTAACTCCAGCAGTAACACCTGCTGTTACACCTACTGTAACACCTGCTGTAACTCCAGCAGTCACTCCTGCAGGAGTAACTCCTACTGTCACTCCACCATTTTTCCCGTACTTCCCGTACTTCATCCCTTGGTTTGGACCACCATGCGTTGAAGAAAATACTTTAGTGGATACACCTAATGGCCAGATTCCTGTAAAGAATCTCCAGGTAGGCGATGTAATCTGGTCAACACCAATCGTTGAACTTGATCCGTCAGAACCAGATTGGCAGAAGTATGCTTGGAACTCTCCAAGCCTCACAACTGGCGAACTTGTTGAGACCACAATTACAGCACTTGACTCCATTGAAGAATCAGATATTATTTGCTTCAACGGCAATACAGATATCCGAATTACATTTACTCAGCCAATGTTTGTTAAGACACCTGATGGTCAATATAAGATTAAGGAAGCCTACTATGTTGAAGTTGGAGATAGCCTAATAGTTGTCGACTCAGTGGGAGATAAGGTTGAGGTTCCTGTCACAAGTATTGAACACTTCACAGACGAAGTAGTAACTGTTTATCAGTTGTCATGTGAGCCTTATGACTGGTTCTTTGTAAGTGGCATTTTGATTCACAACAAGTAGTCGATAGTGATTATCAAGAACTTTCTTACAGAAGAAGAGTGTGACTCTTTATTGCTAGAGGCAAAAGATTCTAGTGATTGGAATCCGCAAAGCAAAGATACAGGAATTTTTATTCTTAAGTCTAGAAACCACAAGGTGCTTATAAGCATTTATAATCGTGTTGCTTCTCTATTTGATGACAAGTTACATGCTCAAAGCATAAGGATGATTCATAAAACAAATGAATACTCTTTTTGGGAGCGTCATTCAGATAATGAAGGCGGAAGTGAGATTGACTATGGAGTAGTAATATACCTGAATGACGATTTTGAAGGTGGAGAACTCTATTACCCAGACCTTGACTTAATAATTAAACCTGAAAAGGGTATGTTGGTCTATCATTCTGGAGATGTTATGCACGAGGTGCTAAAAGTTACAGATGGAGATAGGTACACCCTTACTTCATTTGTAAGATCTAGAGAAAAGGGACTTGGTGTATAATATATATATGTCAGGCAAAATAGATAAAGTTAAAGATATTATAAATACCAACAGAGAGTCTGTAGTTGGACCACTGGATGCTATAAATCCAGGAATTCCTAAAGTATCTGACGATATCTTTAACTCTAGAATTTCCATATGTAACTCGTGCAGCGACTTAATCAAATTGACAAAGCAGTGTAAGAAGTGTGGATGCTTTATGGCTATAAAAGCAAGGCTAGAGGCAGCAACATGTCCATTGGAGAAGTGGTAATGAATAAAAGAGAACTAGCACCAGGAATAGTTGTTTATGGTGATGTTGTTAGTGGTTACGAAACCCTGGTTTCTGATATTGAAGAGGGAATGGTAAGCGCAGGAAGATCTTGGCAACAATCCACGGTAAAGCGTGGAGAAGATACAGGTGTCTATACTGACTCTAGAGATACTCTAACCATAGGTGTCCCATATAATGATGTCATAGTAGATAATTTTGCAAATCTGGATGAAGCATTTAATGCAAACTTGTCAAATATGTTTTTGGGTGGGTTTGGCCCAGCAGAAGCAGACTATAAGGCGGACTATCAGTTTGATACCACATGGCATGATCAATATGGTATTTTAAAGTATGGGGTTGGACAAAAGTTTGTAAATCATATAGATGACCACAAAGACTATCACAGAAGAATTTCTACTGTTTACTATATTAATGATAACTATTCTGGTGGAGAGATATTGTTCCCAAGATTTAATCTTAAATACAAGCCAAAGGCCAACGAACTATTGATCTTTCCGTCGTCTTATGTTTATAATCACTCAGTATTGCCAGTTGTTGAAGGAACAAGATATGCAGTAGTTAGTTGGTTAAAGTGACAACTCCAAAAGTTGTCTGGGCTACACTAACTAGTGGCAGAAAAAAATATCTTATTGAGTCAAGAGATTCTTGGTATAGGTTGTTAAAAGGTGATATATCTGAAGAAATTATTATAGACACTTCGGGCGATCCAGAATATTCTAAATGGCTAAAAGAAACATATTCAAATGCAAGGGTATTCTCATTGCACCAAGACATTGTAATACGAGATAACTGGAACCATGGTATCCGTCAGGCATACGAGTATTTTTATTATATTTTGCAAAAAATAGAATGTGATTATATTCTTCATACAGAAGATGATTATGTGTTATTAAAAGAGTTATTGGTTAAAGATGCTGTAGGTATCCTAAACTTAGATCAAGATATTGTTCAGGTTAGTTTTATAAGGCAACCCTGGACTATAGAAGAGATTGCCGACGGGGGTGTTTTAAAAAACATAAGAAAAAATGGGGTAACTCTTCAGGAGAAAAACAATGAAAGCGTCTCCTGGACCGAACATAGAGGCTATTTTACTTTTGGACCAAGTATTTATAGACATGACTTGTGTTTTTTAAATATGAATTCAGACCCAAATCCAGAACTTGCTTTTACATATGGCTTATTCTCAGATTTAAACAAAAAGGCTGCAACATTTGGTATAATAGAGGATACACATTTTGTTGAGCATATTGGAGTTGAAAAAGGATGAGTCAAAAACTATATTGTAGTTCAATTATTCAAGAAAATTTTTTAAACTATGACTTTGATGCTATCGTAATTAATAATTTTGAAATAAAGAATGATGACTCTAATATAGTTCATATTCCTGGAACAACATACCTTTTCCCTACATTCTCTGCATATGGTCACTCTCTGATGGATGTCTATGCCCAATACTTAGTTCTTTGTAAACAGTATAAAGATATTAAACCATTTTTTTATGAAAACAGTGCACAAGGACTTTACTTTAATACTAGAATCTTAGAAGATCAAAAGATCAACCTTGGCTATTCTGAAGCAAAGGTTTCGGACATTTCTACTGGAAACTATTGGTTTGAAAAGGTAGTTATGTTTTTTGATATGAATAATACTTTTCCAGATAATTTTTATTTATCAAATGGAGCAACAAGAAGTTCTCATTATTTTCCATTTTGTGATTGCTACATGGGCACAGAGAAGTGTGGCAGTAGCAAATATTTTAAATATAATTATTTGGCAATTGATGAATTAAAGAAAAGTTTTAAGCCGTTTTTTAATACTAGTAAAACAGAAAAACTATTTATTTCTAGAGAAAGATATAATAAAAAGTATCAGGAACAGATTGATTTTTATTCTAAAAAAGAAAACCTTTCAGATGATGAAAGACTTGCGTATCATGTTGCACAAGTTAGATCTACTCCAAAAGAAGAATATATTCAAAAATTATTTGAAGAAAATGGATACAGGGTTGTTTATGCAGAAGATTACACTCAGATTGAGCAGATAAGGCTTTTTAGTTCTGCAAAGGAAATTGCCAGTATATCTGGAACAGGCTTATTCAATGCATTCTGGTGCGATGATCAGACATCTGTTATTGAGATCTTGGCAGTTTCAAACTATAAATATCATTACAAGGAGTTTGCAGAATATTCTGGTGTAAAACACTCCTATGTTGATGTTATTGGACTTTCAAAAGAAGATTCAATTGAAAAGATACAGAAGCAAATTGATAAAAATAAATCTGTTGGCATATTAAGTCCTATAGATATGAGTCTTGTTGAGCAAGCAAGGGTAGAAAATAGAATTCATATATTTAAAAATGTATTTACAGACTTGCCATCTTTAGATACTATTCTAGATACTGTTGCTAAGTATGTTGATGAAGATTTGCAAAAGTTTCCAGATAGAACATATCTTTTAAGTGATTTTATTGAAGGTGAGTCGTCTAATATGGAACTTAAGTGTAGATTTTGGTCTAGACTTGCTTTTCAACTTTATGATCCAAAAGACCCATATATGTCCATAATCCCAGAGTTGGCTCCAGTTACAGAGTGGGGTCTTTCTCATTACCCATCAGAAATTTATACTGGAAATTTTGGTTTAGTTACCCTGATGAAAAATAGAGGGGTTGTCGGAAGCAAGCATAGAGACTATGTTGATCAGTTCCAATGGGTTGTTAAGGGTGAGATGATCTGGAGAACTGGAGAAAACTTAGAGAATGAGTACCATGTGGTTGAGGGCGATTTCATCTTTGTTCCTAAAAATTTAGCACACGAGGTTGAGACATTTAAGGCTCCAAGAGCAGCAATCAACCTTATTTTAAGAAACTAAAAAGCACCTACAAGAATATTTCTACTCTCATAGGTGCTTTTAATTATTTGTTTAGTTTGGAAATTGTTGCATCCAAGATTTTGTTCTTGGAGTTAGTCCATGCCAAGCAGACCAGTCCTTACCGCCATTGGACATATGAAATGCAATCTGTGCATTAATTACTGGGTTTAGGAGATCAGAGTTTGTAACAAGTTCAAACTTGTCACGACGATCTGGTCCTAGCATTCCGATCATGTTAATCTGGAATAGACCCCAAGAGTTGTCTCCAGTCTTAGCATTAGGGTTTAATCTAATTGGTTGACCGTTAGTCTCTTTCTTTGCCACTGCCCAAGCCTCAACTAGGTTAGAGCCTCTAAAGCCAACAAGGTGAAGCAGTTCCTTTAGTTCTAAGTCAGTAAGAGTTCCCTTATTTTCAAAACTCTTTAATTTTTCTTCCTTAGAAACCAAAAAAACCTCTTTCGAGGTGGTTTTCGAGATCTGAGCCTGTTCGGGCTGGGTAGTACTATTAAGTGTTGCAGCATTAGCACTGTTAGAAAAAACAGCAAATACTGCTATCAAACTGAGTGTGCTAATGATCTCTTTGTTTCTTTCGATAAATTTAATCATAGTTTCCTCCTTAGAAAACAATAACACCCTGGTAGGTGTCTATACCAAGTATAACACAAAATTTTGTCAAAAGTCAACTTTAGAGGGTGGTATAATAATACAATGGCAACTTTAAGAGGGCAAGGCTCAACATTTGATGTAGGAAATAAACCACCTACTGGTATTTGGACTGTTGTCCGTGGAGATACATCTGGCTTTAAGGTTTACGCTACAGATGATGCAAAGGTTGCTTTAAATATTCCTGATTGGACGATTTCTATGAAGATCAAGCGTCCAGTAAATACAGCAGATCTTGGAATCATTACTGACAATGCCGATTTGATTTTAACACTAACTCCTGCACCAGATGGAAATGATGGCCCAGGAGAATTTACAGTTTGGCTAACATCAGAAGAGTCTGTACAACTTGAAACAGGAGACATTTTCGATATTCAGTTATCAGATGCTACAAGAGTCTGGACAGTTTGCCAGGGTAGCATGAATATCCTTGAAGATGTAACAGATTAATGGCAACATCAGTAGTAACTGACTATCCACATAATAAGACGGCAGCAATCTATCCAGTAGACTATCCAAGGATAGAAATAACTCCAGAGATTCATACAGCAGTTCTTTTAGATGTCCTGCCGTTTCGAGTTAGATTTACAACAGTTCAAATTGAATCAATTTCCTCAAACATTCCAGCAATTCCTTTTCAGATTATTGGCTATAGCAACTACATTCTTTAATTAAACAGTGATATAATAACCACATGGCTAAAATATCAATTCCAGGAGTTAAGAGTCTATTCCAATCAGGAGATAGACCATCTCAAGAAAATTACGAAGATTTAATTGATACCCTGTCCTCCCAATCAACAGATTTGGGTACAGCAGGTAACAATGAAAATACAATCACTGGAATTGAGAACGCAACCGTTATCGATAACTTTGATGCAACTGTTTGGCGTATGGTCAAGTACATCATCTCTATCGCTAAGACATCAGCAGGGGACAACAAGTTCTATGCTACAGAAATGACAATTCTCGTTGACGGTGCAGATGTATCAGTCAGCGAATATGGAACAATTGACAATGATGGGAATATTGGCACCATTAATGTCTCTCGCACTGGAAATACCGTGGCCTTAACAGTCACTCCAGATAATGCGATCAAGCCAGTCACTGTACGTTTTGCACGTATGGGACTTAAGGCATAAATAAAGGAGATATAAAAAATGGCAACAGTAAATAAAGATTTTAAGATTAAAAGTGGACTTATCGTTGAGGGCACAAGTGCTACAGTTAACGGTAATCAAGTCCTTACAGAAACAGCATCAGATCAGTACATCATTGATTTGATTGGTGGAGAGACACTCGTAACATCCGTTGACTCAACTCAACTTGAAGTTGTAAATGGAGAACTCTCTGTTAAGGATAACGTATTTGACGCATCAGGCGCAGCAGACACTGCAGAGCAAAATGCTAAGAATTATGCTGACGGCCTCGCTGTCAACTATGATGCAGCAGGTGCTGCAACAGCAGCACAGCAAGCAGCAGAACTTTACGCAAATGGTGTTGCAGATACAGCAGAGCAAAATGCTAAGAACTATGCAGACGGACTTGCATCAAATTACGACGCAGCAGGCGCAGCAGCAACAGCAGAGAGCAATGCTGAATTCTACACAGACAACGCAATCAGCGGTCTAAGTGGTAGCGGTACAGCATCAGTTGCTGGAAATATTGATATCCTAACAGGAACAGGTATTCAGGTCAACGGTGGAAATAACTCTGTTGAGATTGATCGCCAGACTGTAGACACTTGGTACGACGCTTCAGGTTCTGCAGATTCAGCAGAGCAAGCAGCAAACCTTTATACAGATGACTCAATTACAACTGCGCTTACAAC